ACGCCAAAAACAGTAGCGGTCGAGACGAAGCCGCAGCCTGTCTCGACGACCTCTGCGCCATCAAGCCCTGCACCAACATCGACCGCAGCCCCTGCAACTGGTGGAAAAACCGAAGCACCGAAGACGATGGACCGCAAAGCTCAGGATGAAGCCGTGAAAGAAATGATCGCTGCTGGCGCGAAAGATGCCCGTTTCGATCAACTCACAAAAGGCCGTCAAACTGAAGTCGAAAAAGCACTGGCAAAACCCGCTGACGCGGCTGCTGATGCTGCAAAGGCCGATGCCGATCTCGACGACATGTTCGCCGACGACAGCGCACCGGCAGCAGCAACAGTGACCCGTGAACAGGTTTCTGCTTTGATGGCGAAAGTCGGTAAGGATAAAGATGGCAACCCCATCCAATCCAAGCTGCTAAAAATCCGTGAAATTCTGGTCGATCACATCCCTGAAGGCCAGGAAGTCAAGGTGAAAAGTTTGCCTGAAGACAAGCTGGCAACGGTTTACGCTCTGATTGAAAAAGTCGGAGAGTAAGATGGCATCCGTCGATATTGATTATGATCGTATCGACGAGGACAAGGAAACCAAACACGCGATATATGTCGTTATTCAAGATGATGTTATGGACACAATCGCTGTTTGGCTTCCGAAGTCCCAGATCGAAGTTGATGAGAAACGCAAGGTCATCACCATGCCTTCATGGTTAGCTGAGGAAAAGGAATTAGTATGAGCAGTCACAGTTTAAATTCACCGTCGAGTTTTTCGCGCCGCATCGGTTGCCCTGGCAGCGCAAACATGGAACGCGATTTGCCGAATGAATCGTCGATCTATGCCGACGAGGGAACAGCCGCGCACCAGCTTGGTGAAGACTGCCTTCGCAAAGGCGACCGACCTGAAGAATATCGCGGCGAAATCATCGTCGTTGAAAAAGAGGGTCCGCGCCGCGAGTTCGAGGTCAACGCCGATATGATCGAAGCTGTCAACGTCATGGTTGACCACTGCACCCCTTTGTTGGGACGGCACATGATTGAGCATAAATTCGCTCTTCCGTTCCTCGGTCCTGATGAAAAAGGCACGTCCGATTTTACCGCGTTGACGCTCAATTATTTTGACTGGGAAGACGGCCTGACGAAAAACATCCTCCATGTCGTCGATTATAAACACGGCAAAGGTGTACCAGTTGAAGCGAAAGACAACGTCCAGGGGCTTTGCTATGGCCTCGGCGCGGCAAAAGAATTCCAGCATGAAAAATGGGACATCCTGCGGATCACAATCGTCCAGCCACGCGCCTATCATGATGACGGACCTGTCCGGTCGTGGGATGTACCCCGTGATGAATTGTTCGACTACATGCTCAGTTTTGCGGCTGCTGCGAAGGCGACTGAAGACCCGAACGCACCGTTGCAGGTCGGTAAATGGTGTCGCTTCTGTAAAGCCAAAATTCAGTGTCCAGCGCAGCTTAAAAACGCGCAGGATGCGATGGAAATGGACTTCGCGGAACCAACTTCAAAACCCGTCCCAATCGCGCTCCTGAGTGACGAACAAATCCTCGATCTGATTTTCAGCGGCACCTTAAACCGGATCGAGCAGTGGTGTTCCTCGCTGAAAGATTACGCGCAGAAAAAGGCCGAAGCTGGTGATCCGATCAAAGGCTCGAAACTGGTGGCGACACGCGCTGCTCGTGTCTGGAAGGATAAAGATCAGGCCGAAAAAGCACTGGTCGGCACATACGGCGATCTCTGCTACGAAAAAGAATTTATTTCCGCACCGAAGATGGAGAAAGTCGTCGGCAAAAAGAAATTCAAGGAACTGGAATTCCTGGTCACGAAAGTATCGACCGGTGTAACTCTGGTCCCTGAATCAGATCCACGCGAATCAACGCGAGGTTCTGTCGAGAGCGACTTTATGTCGTAAACCACGAAAGGAAACTACTATGGTTGACAACCAACATCAGAAGATCAAAGGCTATCGAGATTTATCAGAGGACGAAATTGCTCTGATGAACGAAGGGAAAGAACTGGCTGAAAAAGTCGGTGAATTCCTGGGAAAACTGGAACGCGCTGAATTCGCTAAAACCGAAGACATGGTTCCAGACAAGAGATGGTTGGCGATTGGCAAAACGCATCTGCAACAGGGCTTCATGGCCGTGATCAGGTCGATTGCCAAACCGACAACTTTCTAACTGAACTGTAAAACTCCTAACATGAAAAGGAACTGCTAAAATGACTGAACCAGTAAAAACCGACAAGAGCGATACTTCCAAATGCCACATCGCGGCATCGGGAAATATCATCACTCCCAAAGGTCGTATTTCATACGCTCAATTTCTTCTGGAACCCCAGGAGCGCACCTATGAAGATAGTGGTAAAACGGTTAAAGTTTACAGCTTGAACCTGCTGATCCCGCCTGGCGCTGACCTGACGGAACTGAAGAAAAAGATGGCGAAAATCGCACTTGAAAAATGTGATGGCGACCAAAAACGCGCCAAAGCATTCGTCGATAAACGCTTCCTGGACCCGAACAATCTTCCCCAAGGCGGCAAGCCAGCCGGTGAAGAATTCGAGGGTTGGGTGCTGATTCGCGCAACGTCATCCTACAAGCCGAAATTTGCTTACCCGAACGGTAAGGAAATTCCGGCTGAAGCAATCGAGAATGAACTTTATTCCGGTCGCTGGGGACGCGCAACGATCAATCCGTACTGGTCGAGCAATAAGAAGAACCCAGGCGTTTGCCTTGGCCTTCAAAACATCCACCTGCTCGATCACGCTGAAAATCTCGGCACGGCGCAAGCCTCTGCTGAAGACGAATTCGGCGATGGCAGCGAAGACGAAGCCGGTAGCACGGTTTCTGATGAAGCTGTCGATGACATGTTCAGCTAAGTGAAGATGGGGAGTGCTTTAACCGGCACTCCCTCTTTTTCTTCAACCCGAAAAGGAAATTCAAATGTCCGACATCAACAACATAAAAGTGCCGCTTATCCAGCCGCACATCGATCAGAAACTGATCGTCTCTTTTGTCAAAAATGAGCAAGGGAACGACTGCATTCAGATGGATTTCGACCCGCCGATCCCTGATGTTCGCACACCTCCACAGGCTGCTGCGGTGAATGTCGCCAACCACATTATCAGGTCATACGGCCTGAACCCAGAAACACCCGCAGATTTGGAGGCTCCAAATGGCGTCGAAAAATCAGAAGACTAAAGCAGGTGACAATGGTGGACCGCCTCTCGACGACAAACCTGTCGCCGGTGGCAGTTCAGGCACACGCCTGAAATCCTTCCTTGAACGCATCGAGCGGCTTGAGGAAGAAAAAAAGGGTATCGGCGACGACATCAAAGACATCTATGCGGAAGCAAAAGGTGTCGGTTTTGACGTGAAAATCATCCGCAAGCAAATTAAGCGCAGAAAGATGACCGCTGAAAAACGCCAGGAGGAAGACGACCTGCTTGATACTTACGAACACGCCGTCAGCAGTCTCAACGATATGATGGAGTAAAACCATGACAACTGATAACAAAGAACCTGTTGATATGATCAACCACCCACCGCACTATAAATCCCATCCTTCAGGAATTGAGTGCATCCAGATTGTTGAATACATGCCTTTCAACCTCGGAAATGCCGTCAAATATATCTGGCGCAGTGATGAAAAAGGTAACACGATTCAAGATCTCAAAAAGGCGATCTGGTATATCAAACGTGAGATTGAACGTCTCGAAAAAACAGAGAAGTTCAACGCACCATCGCTTTTTGACAACGAGTAAACCTGATGGGACGGAGATCGAAGTTCGACCGAATCGACAAAGATAAATATGATACGGTCGATCCACGCGCCGTCCCACCACTGTTATCGCACCTCAGCGATTATGATTTTGTCGAGCCGTGCGCCGGAAAAGGTTGCCTGATCGACCAGCTACTGCGGCGCGGCCTGACGTGCCATTATGCGTGTGACAGCCATCCTGACGGCTTCGGCATTGATCTGAAGGACGCGCTGACGCTCACCGGCATCAAGCACCAGATCATCACCAACCCACCCTGGAAGCGCAAATTGCTGCATCCCCTGATCGAGCATTTCATCACCCTCAATGTTGACGTGTGGCTGCTCTTTGATGCCGGATGGATGTTCACTGAGCAAGCCGCACCGCTTCTGAGATACTGTCATAAAATAATAACTGTTCCGCGCCTACAATGGTTCCCTGGCACTGAATTCGACGCGCAGGACGACTGCGCTTGGTATCTTTTTAAATCCTATCGCAACACTGATGGTGGACCACTTTTCATCAACGAGCGGAGCCGGAAATGAAAGACCTTTTCACTCGATTCACTGAAAAATATAAAGTATGTCCTGACACCGGCTGCTGGTTGTGGACGGCTTCATTTGGCTCTATGGGATACGGTCAAATTCTTAATGACAAAAATAAAATTGAAGGCGCACATCGTGTTGCATATGCGCTTTATCACGGTGAGATCGGTAATAATTTCGTACTTCATAAGTGTGATAATAAACCATGTGTGAACCCTGATCACCTGTTTTTAGGAACACAAGATGACAATGTAAAAGATATGGATGCAAAAGGTCGTCGCAGATCAAATACTCCAAAAGGATCAAAACACATAAATTCTAAATTAACAGAGGATGAGGTTAGAGAAATCAGATCAAAATATGTGCCTCGAATTTATACGTTGCAAGACTTAGCTGATGAATATGGCACGGCAAAAAGAAACATTTATTTGATAATAACAAAACAGGCTTGGAGGCACGTTACATGAAGGATTTAGTGTTCGATATTGAGACATATCCGAATTTATTTTCGATCTGTTTTTACAATCCCGACAAAGAACTCATCAGGATGTTCGAGATGTCGGCGTGGAAAAATGACTGGAATGACTTTCAAAAATTCGTGAAAAACTGCTCGAACGGCTTCGTGCGCTGGGTCGGCTTCAACAACTATTACTTCGATTATCAGGTCGTCCACGCGATGCTGATGATGTTCAAAACCGGTGATTTCACAGGTGAGCAGATCGCCCGTGCCGCGCACAAAAAAGCGAACGAACTGATCAGATCAGGCAAGGATGAACGGTTCTCGAACATCATCTGGGATAACAACCATATCGTGCCGCAATGCGACCTTTTTCGCATCCACCACTTCGATAACATGGCCCGTGCGACCTCGCTGAAGGTGCTGGAATTCAACATGCGGTCGGAAACCATCGAAGACCTGCCTTTCGATCCCATGTTGCCCTTGAAGGCCGACGAGCGGTCTGTCCTGCTGAAGTATAACGAACACGATGTCCGCGAGACGCATAAATTCTATTTGAAGACGCTCTCCATGATCCGCTTCAGGGAGCAGTTGACCGAAAAATACGGCAGAAATTTTGTCAACTTCAACGACACGAAAATCGGCAAGGAATACTTCATAATGGAGTTGGAAAATGCCGGTGTGAAATGCTTCTCGCTCGATGACGACGGCAGAAAGCCGATCCAGACAAAACGCGACCGCATCAAGCTGCGCGACATCATCTTCCCCTATATCCAGTTCCAGCGGCCTGAATTCAACGCTGTTTTGCAGTGGCTGCGGAGCCAAGAAATCACGCAGACGAAGGGTGTGTTCACCGAACTCGACGATCTCGGCGACCTGGCGCAATACGCCAACCTGAAGACCGTGAAAAAGAAGATTAAAAATTTAAACTGCATTATCGACGGATTTCAGTTCGACTTTGGGACGGGTGGTATCCACGGATCGGTCGATGCCACAATCGTCGAGGAAGACAAGCACCACGCAGTTCTCGACTATGACGTGACATCGCTATATCCGTCGATTGCCATCGTGAATGAAGTTTTCCCAAAGCATCTCGGCAAAAAATTCTGTTCGGTGTACGCGCAGCTTAAAAAAGACCGCGTGGCATATCCAAAAGGATCACCTGAAAACGCGATGCTGAAGCTGGCCTTGAACGGGGTGTATGGTGACAGCAACAACCAGTTCAGCCCGTTCTACGACCCGCAATATACGATGACGATCACGATCAACGGTCAGCTTTTACTCTGCATGTTGGCAGAGATGTATATGACAGTTCCGAGCGCAAAGATTATCCAGATCAACACTGACGGCATCACGATTAAAGTACGGCGCGATAAAATTGCGGAAGTCGAGGCGCAAAATAAAAAGTGGATGGAAATCACGAAACTTGATCTCGAACGTGCTGACTACAAAAAGATTTTCATCCGCGATGTCAACAATTATATCGGGCAATACACGAACGGAAAAATAAAGGCGAAAGGTGCATATGAATGGGATGCTTTATACCGTCCAGATCATCCAAATCCTGACAGCATTACATGGCACAAAAACCACTCCAACATGGTCGTGCAGATGGCGGTGACGGCGCACCTGATCGACGGCAAGCCGATCCGCGAATTTATCGAACAGCACAAAGACCCGTTCGACTTCATGCTGCGGACGAAAGTGCCGCGCACCTCACGCCTGATGTGGGGTGATGAGCAAATTCAAAACACGACCAGATATTACATGTCGAAGAACGGTCGGCAACTAACGAAGGTCATGCCGCCGCTGGCGAAAAACCCTGAGAAAGAACGTCCGATCAAAATCAATGACGGCTGGAAAGTGACACCGATCAACACCATGCGCGAGATCGACGATATTGATCCGGCGTGGTATGTGCAGGAGGCCGAAAAGCTGGTCGCGCCACTGTTCCTCGGCCTCCTGGATGATATGTGTGCTTAGATCGTGGCGACCCATACGACCGTGAAAAACAGGATCAGGCCGAGGATCACATAGTTGGTGACTGGCAACCGGATCGGGGGCTGCGTCTTTGCTTTTGCCATAAGTGATCTCCCTTCTAAACACCAACGGCTAATCGCCGAATCGGTTCCCTTCATAAGCTAGATTTCGATAACTCATCTTCAAGTGAGGACATGCAGATATGCCCGTAAACGCGCTGTACGGTGGTCGGAGTGTCGCCCAGCAGCTTTGCCACCGCGAAGATCGTAGCCCCATCCTCAAGCAAATGCGTGGCGCGGGAGTGCCTTAAAACGTGAGGAGTGATCTTGCCAGCCGGTCGCCCGTCTTTTTCGACAACATTCAGCAATCCGACCGATTCGCACAATTTCTCAAAATCGTAAAACAGGTCACGATCCGACCCAAGAACCCATTCGTTCGTCCGGCTGTCATAAAGCGTTTTCAGCAGGTCGTGCAGATCGCCCATTGGGACGGTCGGACGGCGTTTGCAGGTCTTTTTTTCACCGATCTTCGCAAGATTTATTGTTTTTCGTGCGAAGTTGACCTGTTGCCATGTCAGCGATTCGATTGCTGCCCTGCGCGATCCCGTCCCATAGCATAGCCGAATAAAGTGCTGCATGGTGGGGTTTGCGGCATTGAGAAGCGTTCGCAACTCGTTTTTGAACAGCCATATCTCGCGGCGCGGCAGATCGGTCGGAATATCGAAACTCGGCACTTTATCAATGCGGTTCCAGCGGTGCGCGTGGTTGATGGCGGCGCGAAGGCAGGTCAGTTCCCTGGCGATCGTGCTGAGAGCCACGCCAGCGTCCATCCGATGCGCCGCATACTGGCGGCAGGAGGGGATGTCGATATCAGATATCCGTTTACCCGTCCAGAAGCCCAGGAGGGCTTGAATCGCGTATTTCCGGCGTTGCCATGCCACGACCTCGTGATCGCGCTCATAGTCCCGCAGAAGCGTTACGACATCATCTGTTCGAGGTCGCGTTTTTGTTTGAATTTGCATATCTGTTCCTCTGAATAGCGGGAATGATTTCCACTGGTGCGTTGTTCGGGGATCAAAATGCCTAATTCGCGCCACCGCTCGACCGTGCGAACTGTTACGTCGAGTATCTGGGAAACTTTCTGGGTGGTGAGCCAGGGCATTATAAATCCTTCGATTTCAACAACTAAGGATATAATACCCGACATGACCCATTGCTGTCAATGGGAATTCCCAACATAGATTTCAATTTTTCAAGATTTTTTAAGAGGAAACCGCCATTACGCGATAATTATCGTTTACCGGTTCTGGAATTGGCAACATGCGGTCTGTCCTGCGACGCGAAGGCGCACTTGGGCGGTTCGGATGGTGTCTCATTATCTGTACTCGTGATCCCCGTCATCATTATTGCGCTTGCGCGGATGAACCGTGATTCGCAGCGGTGCAGGGTCTTCAGAATTGTTCGATGCTTTTGCCGCACCGGTGATCGCCTTCGTGGTCATTTTTTCACCCAGCGGTACACCCTGTTTTGCAGCCCAACGAGCAAGGGTTTGCGACATCAGGGCTTTGACGGTCGCATAGGTGATACCTGCGCCAGCAGCAGCCCCAGGAAGGCCACCAACCATCGTACCGATGGTCGTGCCAGCACCAGCGGTTCCGACTGCTGCACCGGCCTTGGCAAGCGCACCTGCGGACATACCGACACCAGCGGTGTTCGAGAAGTTCGACGCATTACCGCGTTTCTTCATGGCCTCGGCGACGATGGCGAGATCGTTCAAGGTTTCCAGCGTTCCTTCGCCGTCATCAAACAGCATGTTGCGTGTGCGCGGGTCCATCTTGTTCCAGTTCGTCAGGAACGTGTCAGGCGAGATCGCATCACCGGCTGCATCCTGTGATGCATTTTTGGCGACACCGAGATATTCCAGCGTGTCACCGGCAAATTGCTTCCACTGCTCAGGCGTGGCGTTACGCTTCAACATCTGAACACGATCAGGATTTGCGATGGCCTGGTGGAAATAATTTTTGCCCTTCTCGACTTGGCTCGACGCGATCTGCTCCATCGCAGGGATGTCGCCGCCGTCAGACAGACGCAGTTCATCATCGTGCGCCTTTGCCTGTTCTGCCATCAAGCTGCGGAATTCATCACCGACACCGGCCTTGTTCGCCGCGCCGTCGAGGTCAGCGGTAATCGCCTTATAAAGATTTTTGCTCTGACCGCCTTTAATGCTCGGTTGATCCGTGCGACGACCGACATTCGTGCGCCAGGAACGGAATTGCTCGTAAGGCACGGTGTTCGTCGCGGTGATGCTCTCGACCGGCGCATCCACCGTCATCGGTTGACCGTCAGGACCGAGAACCTTGCTGGCTTTCGGCTGCATGGTGGTGGTTTTGTTTTTCACGACCATCTGATCGAGCAGATCGAGTTCGTGCTGAAGCGCACCCTGCATTTCAGGATCGACTTTCGGCATCATGTCAGCGATTGCTTTGCGCGTGTTCGTCACGTCAATAGGTGTTTGACCGCCGATCTTCGACATCAACGCATCCTCGCGCTTACCGAAGCCACTTTTCATGCGACTCAGACCGGATTTCGAGATGTCGTGAATTTGTTCGCCGATCAACATGTCGTCAGCTTTAGAAGCTGTCCCTGTGGGACGGACTTTCGCAGCCGTATCCTTGACGATGTTTCCGAATTCATCGACCTGACCGGTTTGAACTTTTTTAGCGACCGAACCGAAGAACGGCAAGATCGCAGCAGCGTTCTCCATTGTGGATGCGTTTTGATTTCCTGTGAGGCCGATAGAAGGACGCATATTAAGGCGATCCATCGCTTCGAGCGTCTTTTCACCGCCTTCACGCGCCAGCATTTTACGACCGCCTGTTGCAACCGCATCAGTCATGCCGGTCGGTGTCATCGAGCCAGCCATCTCTAACGCGAACCGTCCCACAGGGTTCTTCACATCGTATTCATCTGCAACAGCGCGACCGCCAGCAGCACCGAGGCTTGATACGGTTTCACCGGCGACAGCCGCAGCGGGGTTTGTCAGGAGCGGTTTGCCGAGATATTTTCCGAACAATCCCGCAAGACCTTCCGCACCGACCATTGTTGCGCCAGCACCCATCGTCGCTACACCAGTTCCGATGTCTTCGGTGACGCGGTTTGTGATCGGATATTCCGGGTTCGGCTGATCAATGCCGCCGATCTGATCCATGCCAGGATAATTTTTACCGGCAGCGTCGATCAAAGGGTCTTTACCAAGACGCGCAAAAAGTTGACCGATAGGGCTGTCGGAATTCTTACCCATTTCATCGAGCGAATCCATGCCCTGCTCACCTGGCAGAAGATTTACAAGCTTGGGCGCGTTGTTCATTATGTTGTAGGGCAGTTCGATGACTTGCGTGATGCCACGGTTGATGCCGTTTACCGCGTTCGTCATGTACGGAACAACGCCGGTATTTTCTTCACGCAACTGATGCTCTGCCATACGGTCATCAACCGACATTGGCGGCATCGCCTCGGCAACAACAGGTTGTTTCATGCCCTGATTTGCTCGGCGCAGGAGCGGGTGCATTGTATTTCCGTCCATTATTGCTGACCTCCGCGCAGTTCGTTGACGCGCTGGACTAAAGCCTGTTCGATAAATTCAGGAGGCTTGCCACCGAAGGCAGGATAACGATCAAACGCATCCCACATCGCCGTCAGGTCTTCGACCGATGCGGCGTTATTCACATCATCAATCGTCGGCAGACCGGAACGCGGCGCACCGGCATCCATCGGCATGACCTGACCTGTCACCGGATCAGTCTGACCGCGATGATACACGATGTCGTTCACAAGATCCTGGTGCATCGCCAAGCGATACGCCAGTTCCTGCGGGTTCATCGTCTGACGGATCGCAAGCTGGCTGTCAGCAACAGCCTGACGTTCACCATCGGACAAGTTACCGAAGAACCCGCCTGTTTTGCTTTCCTCTTTTAACCGTGCAATCTCATCAATCGCTGCTGCGTTCGTGATCTTGCTGAGATCAGCTTCCAGCGCAGCAGCTTTCGTCTGACCACCGATCAGCGGAATGTCTTTCGCATAGGAACCGATACCAGCACCGCCTTGCGCGATATTGAACATTGCCGATTCAATTGTCTGGTTCAGACCGTTTGTTTTGCGGTTCTGGTTGAAAGTTTTATTACCTTCACGCTCGACTTCAGCCGCAGGTTTCGGCAAATCACTGACAACTACACCGTTGGACTGCATGGCCTTCTGAGGTTGACCCAATGATTGCTGATAGACAGGCGATACCGTCCCACCCAGGCCGGGTTGACGAGGAACAGTATCGTTTGTGGGCAGCGCGTCAACGGGTGAACCATCCATATTTGATATGGGTAGCGGTTGGGCATCAACCGGCGCGGGTCGTGCGCCAGGCAGCATCATACCTGGATTGTTCGGAGAGAGATTTGTCCCCATGTTATTCGCGCTACCACCTTGATCAAGCACCGCACCGAAAAGATCAGCCATGTTTGACTGAGAAGGTGCTGATGGCATTGCGGGACGGTTGGTGGAAGGAACACCAGGCATCGTGATTGTGCGGTTATTTTCTTTGTCGAACTGTGTCGAAGGTGCAATGCCGACACCGTAAGCTTGCATTGGCAGACCGGTCGAGCCATCCGCGATATATTTCGTGTCACCGGCATCAACCTGCATCGGCTTGTTGACGTATGTGCCGAACAGTTGTGCGCCGGAACGGTCACCTGCGCTTTCAAGTTTGCGGCGATATTGATCGTTGCGGATTTCAGGCGACAGGTTCGGCAGGGCGAAATCACCCAACTCCATCTGACGCTCATCCATTGTGTTCTGCGTACCCATGCGGTCGATCTGTGCTTGCATATATTGCTGCTTCAGCGCGTCCTGTGCAGTCGGCTGTGACATGTAATATTTATACAGCGCACCGACTGCCTGATTACCAGCATCAGCCCAAGGATTTGTACTGTTATTATTTCTTGGCATTAGTAAATTCCCCCGAAGATTTTCTGCGGCAGGGCTTTCGCTTGTGTGATCAATCCTGGCTGCGTCATTGACGACCATGACTGGCCTTGTTTAAGAGGACCGAAAGCGACTTTATCACTAAACGAATTGACACCGCTTCCTGCGCCATATATGCCGAGCGCAGAGCCGCCCAGCTTCATCAAAGTCGGGAACAGTGAAGGATTTCTGGATGCGTTATTCGCGGCTGCTGACATTTCCAGCGGAATGAGTGCGCTCTGGCGCGATGCGTTGTCCTGAATATTTCCGAACAGCCGTGCAAATTGATTGCGACCCATATCCTGTGCGAAACCTGCACCGGTATAACCTGACAGACCTGCCATACCTTCAAGATCACGGTTGGTTTTGGCGGCAGCTTCATCGCTGGCGGCTTTACGAGCGATCACTACATTCTTCGGTGTCGATGCGGGTGCGCCGCCCATGTCATTATAGTCCGGCTGAACACGAATATCGTTGAACGCTTTTTTGGTTTCT